CTAAACGTCGCCGCAGCTCTATTAGCAATCGGTAGCTCGGCTCTTGCTATCTCTTACGTCCCCGACGCTGAATAACGCTCCGCTTCGGTAGTGCCTCCCCAAATGCCCGATACCCGGGTTGATAGGGCATAATCCCGGCATTGTAGCCTAATTGGGCAGCGTTGGCAGATACCTTTGGCTATTTCTTCTACCAATTTCTGCGAACTTCGGCTCACCTCTTGGGCAAAAAACACGTCTGGGAGCTCTTCGCACTCGACGGAACCGACCTCCCGGATAGCTTCGTGGAGTTCTAGGTATTTCCGCTCTATGCCTAATAATTGTCGTAGGGTAGTCATAATCTAGACACTACCGAAACATTCACCCAGATTGAAAGGAATCTGAAAATTGATAAAAGGGGAAATTGAACTAAAGGAATTAGGGGACGCCGTTCTTCTAGGCAACTTCGAATCCGGCTCGAAAGAGTGGCACGATCTACGCAACGAAGAAGGAGCCGTGGGCGGTTCCGATATTGGGGCAATCGCTTCACTTTCTCCGTTCGAGAGCGCGATTACAAAATGGGCTAAAAAGACTAAACAAATCCGGGACGACTTCGAACCGTCTATGGCTATGCGTCTAGGTACGAAGCTAGAAACCCCAATCTTAGAAATCTTCGCTGAAGAACACCCAGAATACGAAATCTACACAACCGGAACTTGGGCGCATAAAGAATTCCCGTGGCAACGCGCTAACCCGGACGCGCTTTACAAGAAGGCAGACGGCACTTGGGGCATTATCGAAGTCAAGTTCTCGCGCGACTACTGGAGCGAAGTTCCGCAGCATTACCGGGCGCAGGTTCTTTGGTATATGAACGTCTTTGGAATTCAAGAAGCAAAGCTGGTAGCCCTAGCAGGTTCTAGTTATCAAGAATTTGAAGTTGAATGGGATACCTTCGAAGCGTCTTCACTTGTTGCGGCCGCCTACCGTTTTAGGGAATCGGTTCTGAAAGTTCAAATGCCAGATTGGGACGGAAGCAATTCCACCTTCGAAACTATCCGGGCTATGAATCCTAAAATCGAAGACGGAGAAGAACACTTAGACGAACTAGGACTCCACTACTTCGAAGCTCTAGACACTTTCGAGAAGGCAGACAAAAAGCTTACCGAACTAAAGAGCCGTGTTCTGAAGGCTATGGGCGGAAAGAAAAAGGGAATCGTCTACGGCGAACACGCAATCAGTCTTCGCGCTCGCGGAATGGGCAATCCATACTTACACAACGAAAAGAAAGGGAAGTAAAAATGGCACAATTCAATCTCAACGAGTATGAAACAGTCGAAGAAAGACACGCAAGAGCAATAGCGGAGTATCCAGATATCAGGTGCGTAATTGTCAATCACACAACACCGCAAGACCGCGCCGTTGGAACTTGGGTTGTCGAAGCTAGGGTTTACCTAAACGCCGAAGATCAAGAACGCGAACTGCCAAAAGCTACTGAATGGGCTTTTGAAGTGGACGGCGTTGGAATGGCTAACAAAACTTCAGCTTTGGAAAATGCGTGTACGTCCGCGCTTGGTAGAAGTTTGCGCTGGGCATTAGGCGGTTCTAAAGGCCCGTCAAAACAAGAAATGGAAAAGGTAGCTCGCGGTCAATCTCCGAAGCTCCCGGTTCGTGCGTGGCTTTACGAAGCTGGTGAACTAACGAACGCAAAAGATATCGACAAGTTGCGTTTGCTCTACTCCGAAGCTAAGACTGCTAAGGCAGACGACGCAATTCTAGAAGCCATAAAGACAATGGCGGAAGGACTGGCCTAATGGAAACCCCGGGGCAGATCGTCGAAGAGCTTCAGCGAATAAGTAAGGAAATGGAAAAAGGAGCTTCGGCTCTCTACGACGCAGAAGTAAAACTAGCGGACGCAGAAGCAACTTATGACAAGTCCGTTTCCCTATCTTTCCTAAATAGTCAAGGCACGGTAGCAGACCGTCAAGCGGTGGCAAAGCTTCAAGCCGTAGACGAAAAGCTAAAGGCAGACCTAGCCCGGGCGGAGTTCAATCGGGTAAAAATGAAGATGAAAGTCCTATCCGATACGGCCACAATGACCGCAGTCATTAGCCGAAACGTAGAACTCCAATGGCGGAGCTAGACTAATGGGCGGGAGAGTGGCGGCTTATGAAGATTCGGGAGAAGTGTTCTTGCGGGGCAGTATTTCAAGCCGCAGGGGACGAAGCTACTCAGCTTTACAAGAATTGGATTCGTCGCCACTCCTGCCCAGAACCGACTTCAGAAGAGATTCTGAACTTTCGGGATACGGACAGCTCTTCAACTATTGGATTCTCCGCGGACTACTCCGGGACGGGCTTAGACCTACCCGCGAAGAAGTATGACCCGTGGGAAGATGAATAAAAAAGAGTTCCAAAAGTATCTTGATCGGGATAAGGCTTGCCCTTGTTGCGGTTCAACTGGCCCGGAACTAATTCCGCAACACCGCTCTAACCGTGGAATGGGCGGAAGTAAAGAACGCAATCGCCCGTCAAACATTATTGTTTTTTGTTCGTACTCAAATGGACTTATGGAGTCTTCGCCGGGCTACGCAGCTAAGGCACGAACGAAAGGCTGGAAGCTTTATTCGCACCAAGACCCGCTAGAAACTCCGGCGAGTCTATGGGACGGTTGGTTCTTACTAGACGATAACTTTGGAAGAATGAAAAGCGAACCGTTAGAGCTAGATAAATGATAGAAGTCAATCTAGAACCTTACCTAGAAGCGGCCCAAGCTAGATCGGAAGAGCTTGGGGAACTGAAGCGCTCAATGCGTGGAGCGCAAGCCAATCAAGTCGGAGCGCTTGGGGAACTAATCGGGCTTGATTATCTTCGGGGTTGTGGACTTCAGGTCGAAGAAGTTTTTTCTACTAGCTATGACGTCGCCGTAAACATAGACGGAAAGCCGAAGACGCTAGAGTTCAAGACAAAAGAAAGAACCGTTGTTCCGCAACCGTTCTACGACTGTACCGTTCCCGCTTACAATCATTCGCACCAGCGCCCAGATTACTTCTTGTTTATTAGCCTTCTAAGCTCGGGAAAATCTGATGACATAACCCGGTTTTCCCGGGGCTTTATTTTAGGTAGTATCACACTTGAAAGATTCGAAGAAGTTTCGACGCCGTGGAACCCTAGTCAGACCGACAACTCTAACGGTTGGAAGCCTACGATTGAATGCCACAATGTTTCAATTAGCCAATTAGCACCGCCGATAAGAAAGGGAATTCTTGCCACTTATTAGGGGACACCATTCGTTCGACGATCACTTCACGCAGATACCTAACGCGTGGCTTCGGGACTCTCGAATCTCATTAGGCGCTAAAGGATTACTAGCGCAGCTTCTTTCTCACGCTCCGGGCTGGAGGATTAGCCAAGAAAGTTTAGGCCACTCAAACGGAGTCGGGCGCGACGCAATCCGAACGCTAATAAACGAACTGCTGGAAGCTGGGTATCTAATGCGCTCAGAAGACCGGGAAAGAACCGAAAAGGGATATCTAGGCGGATACACCTACACAACCCAAGACCCTACGGGCGAACCTACGTTGGATAACCCTACGCAGGACAATCCGCTACATAAGAACAACAATACTAAGAACAACAACTTAAAGAACAACGAGAGAATATATAGCGATTCAATCGAAATTTACTTTGAATCTTTTTGGAACCTTTACCCTAAGAAGACCGACAAGGGCGCAGCTCGACGGGCATTCAGAAAAGCAGCGAAGACCCAAGAGCTAGCTCTAATTGTGGACGCCGCCGGACGCTATGCCGAAGACCCAAATCTGCCCGAAAAGCAATTCATAAAGAACCCGGCGACTTGGCTAAACGCCGAAGCTTGGAACAATGGCCCGCTTCCAAAACGAAAGACAACCGATTCAAAGGCGCTGGAGGAATGGGCTAATGACTAAGAACGAACTCAAAGAGCTAATGGAATATCTGGCAGCGATTGACAACAGACAACTAAGCCCAGAGAAGCTTCAGGTCTGGTTCGATCTAATCGGCTACCTAGACTTCGCAGCGGCCAAAACTGCCGTGATCGAAGCTCAGCGCGACGAATCCATAAGCTACGTAGAAGCTAAGCACGTTATCGCCTACGCCCTACGAATCAAGGAAAAAAGAAAAGCTGAAGCAACCCGGGGAACTTCTTACGCTGAAGAAAAGAAGGGAACTCCCCAGCCGAAATGCGCTCACGGTATCGGGATTCTAAGTTGCGGGCCGTGTTGTCGAAACGCAGCGATTCAAGCCGGGCTAATAAAGGGCTGATACTCTAATGCGGTGGAAGATAACGAAGCGATATGTAACCGTTGCGGTCATATTTGGCGCGTCAAGCTGGACGACCCCAAGACGGGCGTTCGTTGCGCAGACTGCCGAATGGGGCAATCTCATATTGTCAAGTATGGGAATACGAAGTGTCTTCCGTGGCAGGGAGAATTTGACCCTGAAACACTCACCCAACCAATCTTCGAGGGGAACCCAGTTCTTCCCGGAATTCGGAACTGCGGTCATTCGGACTGTTGTAATCCGGAGCATATAAAAAAGTCCTAGCTAACTGTTAGGGTAGAAAAAACGAAAGGTAATGAAATGGCAACAGTAGAAGTAAAGGGCGAAATCGTCGGTCTGGTTTTCCAGAACAAGGGCGTCCAGATTCTAGAAACATTCAAAAGCAAAGACGGTGAAAAGCGCGACGCAAGATACACCGCTTGGCTAGACAC